CGTCAAGGGCTCCTCTACGGCGCTTATCCGGGCTCCAGTGATGGGAAGGCTCCAGTCGGTGAATACGGCTTTGAAGGCGACCTTGAGGCCATTCCTGTGGCGCCTGAGTGGCTGCTGGCGGAGATGCGCGACGCCAATGGGAAGGATGTGCAGGATGGCGGCTTCATTAAGAACCGCAAGGCGCTGGATTTCTCGGATCGAGATCCAGCTGAGGTGGCTGAGATTGTTCAGTCGGCGCTGAAGGTGATTCCCGGTCAAGGCAGTGGTAGCCGGGATCATTGGGTCAAGGTTGGTATGGCGATCCACTCGGAGTTGCCGACTGACCTTGGTTTGACGCTTTGGTCGGCGTGGTCTGCAGAAGACCCCGAATTTTTTCAGGAATGGGCTAATGGCAACCCTTGCGAGGAGGTTTGGAAGTCTTTTCGGAAGGGGCCGGTAAGCCTCGGCACGCTCTTCTGGATGGCGGACCAGCAGATGCCGGGGCGTCTGTGGTTGTCGGAGGATCTGCGCAAGGTTGTCGAGGAGGTCGAAACCGATAACGTCACCCGGATTCGGCAGGTCGTCATCACCTTCGCCGAGGTGATAAGACGCGCCAAGGAGATTCAGGAGATCCAGAACCCGGCGGAGGCTGCTCACGCCATGAACGTTCTGGCGTTGGAGGCTGGATACCGTGACGCTGGGGCGCTGGAGCGGTTGCTGATCGCCCAAATGCAGTTCGAGCAGCAGGACGATGAAATGGCGATGAGCAGGCTGCTTGAGAAGGATCTCAAGTTTGAGTACCTGATCCCTGATTTGCTGCCGTGCCCAGGCACCGTGATGATCCACGGCGCTGGTGGTGATGGCAAATCCATGTCCGCTTGGACCATCGCCAAACACGTCGCTCGCGGTCTTCCGTTCTCCGTGCGGGGCGATCTTGTTCCAGTGCATCAGGGGCCGGTTTTGATCCTTAATGGCGATCAGAGCGAGGTACAGGTCCAGCAGCAGCTTCGGGATCTTGAGTTCCAGGCGCAGGATCCCGTGACCGTGGTGATGGGGTGGGATTTGAACTGGTACTACCGCTTCACCAAGCTGATCGAGAAGCATCGGCCCAAGCTGGTGATCATCGATTCGATCACCGGCTGCAGCAGGGGCTCGGCGTTCGACGAAAACAAGAAGGAGTTTGCGAGCCCGATTTACTGGCTGGCGAACAACAACGGCCGGACTTTCCCGGCTTGCACGATCCTGCTGATTCACCACGCCAACAAGACCGGCGGCTTCCGTGGCTCCACCGCCATCAGAGACGCTGTGGATGAGGTATGGGGTCTTAGGCGGCCTACGCCCCAGCAGGTGCCTCAGACCGGCTCCAACGCCCGTCTAATCACCGTCGAGAAGTCCCGTGCTGGTCGTGATGGCAGCAAGCTGCTCATGAAGCTTGAAAGCGATCTGACGTTCTCGCTCACGGATTACGTGGAGGCTGAGGAGGGTGAGGGCAACCCCGCTTCGGTGGTGGATCGCGTGCTCCAGCGCATCCGGGCTGCTTACCCGCGTTCAGTCACTCGCTCGGAGCTTGCTGCTGATCCGCTATGTGGTGGCAGCGTTGCCGGAATCACCAAGGCGACCCAGCGCTTGGTGTCTCGCGGCTTGATTTGGGTGGCTGATACACGTCCCAGTAAGGGGGGTGGTTCGCCTATGCCTGCGTACCAGGCTGTGGTCTCGCGTGAAAAGCCCCAAAATAGTTGTCCAACTGGGGCAAAACCCAGTGTGGGACTGGAAAGTACAGGTGGACAACCCTCGGACGTGTCCAGCTGTGTCCAGCTGTCGAGCCAGCAGGTGGACAACCACCTGGACACCTCTACCCCTTGTCCACCTGCTCTTCCCAGTGATACCAATGGATCTGCCCCAGTTGGACACGTTTTGCAGGTATCCCCAAGGGAAGAACGCTCACCCGAAGAGCTGGCGCGGCTGATGAACGAGGCAGCCAAGCTCTGGGACTAGGGGTTGACAGACCCGCCGACTTGTGTAGTACACTGCATGAGTCGGCGCTTCAGCTCCGGCGTGCAGTGCTTTGCATCGCGATTTGCTGTTTTGTGACTATGCGCGCTGCGCTTCCGTTCGACTCAATCGTTTTCGGTTTACGAATAAAACCGATTCCACTTACATTTTTGTTTAATGTCTCTTCGAAACTTCGAAGTAACGGTAGAAGGTACTGCTGGCCTTCTATGTTCCAACGTTCAATACAGCGATCCACTTGGTGAATACTGCAAGCAGAAGCAGTATTTCACAGACAAAAAAGGTAAAGCTAAGACGGATGGTGTGCACCGCGCTGTTCGTATTCTTGACTGGCTCTTTTCTGGGTACTGGGCTACAGAAGGTGTTGTAGAGATTGACGAAGCTAACAACGAAGTCGGCTTCGATGGTTTTGCTGACCCTTACATGCCCGGAGCAAACTTCCAGCGTTGTTTGCGTAATGCGGCAACAAAGTGGAAGCTCGGTAAAGACGTTCTTCGCTCAGTGGTTGTAACCAACAACCCGCTACTTGAGTTTGAAGGGTCCAAAAACGCTGTTGATATGCTCAATAGCCGTAGCCCCAAGCTGCAACTTGCTGCATTTACTGGGCGCGGAGTTTGGGTAAACCGTCTTTACATTCCAGCTTGGTCCGCCAAGTTTGAGTTGACACTTGACGACGAAATTATGGGTATTGACCAGTTACGTCGTATTGCAAATATGGCGGGTAAAGCTGAAGGACTCGGTACTTGGCGTCCCCGTTATGGACGTTTTGCGGTCAGCGAGATCCAGGAGATCGGCGAATGATTAACCCCAACGATCTGCCTACAACAGTGGCTGGTATTGACTGGCGCAACCTGAAAAAGGGTGAGACTATCCCTGCGCACAAAGTCGTGGAAATGTTCCATGTGCTTTTCAGTAAAAATGACGTGCTAACCGCACAAGACCAGTCCCAGCAGAACTGGCATTCAGTCCGCGTTAAGGACTGGCTAGAGCGTGCGCGAAATGCCGTACAAGCACCGATTGTTTTTAAGCAGCACCAAGGAAGTTTGGTGGCGCTTACTGACGCTCAAGCAATCGGTTATCTAAACGGACAAGCCTACCAGGGGCTAAATAAACATCGCCGATCTACGCGGCGGATGTTTACGCAGATTGATGCGGACAATCTTAGTCAACACGATCGGGATCAGCTGCAAGTTAATCAATCGCGTCACGCGCTTATTTCTTCAGCTGCTGATGGTGCACGTAAACAAGCGGTAAAAATTCTCAAACAAGGTGGACAATTACCTACTTTGATGCCACCTGATTTGTAAGTACCTAGGCATCTATTTAGTGTAAGACCTAGATTATTGGCGCGCTGCCGCTTGTTGTCCGGCCACTCTCTGCAATGTGCCGTCATGCCACGTAGTGTTTCGCTATGCAATCGCTTGCTGGTTCCACGATTAAGAACCAGCTTTCAACTCCTTCTGCAGGCGCATGAGCCGAGAGGGAGACTTGCGCCGTCGCTGTGCCGTGCAGTCCGCCTCTGCTCGCTGTGTTGCTTTTCTATGCGGCTTCGCGCAACTCCCCGCAGCTCCATCGTTCTGGGTTTACGACTAAAACCCTGCCCATCTCAGGCAGCCCTACGTGGTGAAGCCTGGGTTAGCTCCGCTCTTTTTGGTAGCGCTACGTTGTGCATCGCAACGCAATTCACTGTCAAGCAATCGTCCGCCGGTAACGACTAAACCGGCAAACCTACTTACGGTATGAGGTGTACGTTCCAAGCGGTTTGAAAACGCCTAACTTTTTCCTAGGGCTCATGCGGGCTGTCGCGTGGGTTTTTTGGAGGGATTCCGTGGCTAAGCCTGAACCGCCCCAGCCGAAGCGCCCCAGGAAACCGGTCTTGGGGTACACCGTCGGCGACATCCCGTATGAGCTGCTGGCGGTAGTACGGGTGTCTTGGTATCGCAAGGGCCTCGCTTATGAGGTCGAGGAGTACCAGATCGAGGAGTGCGACGACGCCCAGGCGCAGTTCCACTACATCGTTGGCACGGCCCTTAAGCAAGGCGCTGACGTGTGCGTGCTGACCCAGTACGAGCCAGCCGCATTGGGGGTGCCGGAGTAATGCCGCCCGTAATCGTCTTCGGCATGACGTGGCTGCTAGGCATCCTGGCGGTCACTGTGTTGCTGACTGTTACAGGAAGAGGTTGACCTCGAGCTGTTTACGTGTAACACTAAGGGCAAGCCCGTCAAGGCGGGCTGCCCTTCTACTGAATTACAAATGACCGTTGTTACTGTTCAACTTGATCGCGCCAGTCTGTGTCCGTGGTATTTCGCCGTTAGCTGGGCACGTATCCGCGTCCAACAAAGTGTGGCCTACGCACAGGAGTGCGGCTGGAGCACTAAATACGAAGAAGCTCAGCTGGAGCGGCTGCTTGAAATGGAGCAATTTATCAAAATGACTTGGGATCAGGCGCTTGATGGCGATCTGCTCCCTCAGACTGTGCTGGAGGTCAAATGAGCCAGGTACTGGAAATTGAGGAGCTGCGATTTGAAGGCGACTATCTCGTTGTCGATGCCATTGTTGATGACGCTGTTCTGGTCCATTCGCAGACACAGCTCGACCCGCCCGAATGGGGGCCTGCCTTGTGCCGAGGCACCCTCTACTTTTCGGATGAAGACCTGATCCCAGCAACCGATGCTGAACTCAGAGTGCTCCTCACCCATAGAGTCGAAGATTGGGCACCAGTCGACACGTCTGATTGGGACGACTGAAGCCCGCGAGCTTCGCAACGCCGACGACTACGACGACTGGGAGTACGGCACAGAACCAATTCCTGGCGATACACACTGGGTCCGGGCTCGCACCTTGACGCAGTTGTATCGCCACCTTATTTATGTGTTTGCCACCAGCGACACGATCTGCTCCACCCGTTTAGCTAACCTGGCCATCCACGAGATTCTTAAGTTGAGACTCACGGATCTCACCCGGTTGCGCCAGCAAGACCCTAATTTCTTCGCATGAACTACGACGCACACGAGGATTACTACCGCCGGTCGCGTGGGTACAACTGGCACGACATGTGCGAGATGCGCCAGCAGCGGCTGCCTCGCAGCACGGAAGTGCCGGAGGTGTTCAAGCATATGTTTTCCGACCGGGCTGCTTACGATGCCTGGGTCGAAGAACGACGCAAACTTTACTTTGGCTGATGACTGAAAATTCTGTTCCCTTTTACCGCTCTTACCTGCTGAACGGTAAAACCATTTACCTGGATAAGTTGTCCGAGCTGTCCGATGCTGAGCTGCACATGCTCAATATCGACACTATGGCAGCGCTTCAAGCGGCGCGGCACGAGTACGACAGCATCGAAAACAAACAGTCCGAGGAAGCTGGTCCGGCTTACCGCAGGCTGAAGGTGGCCGGCTATTTCCAAGCTGCGATAAAGCTGGAGCTTGAGAACGGCTAATTCCTTACTACACTGCACCCGTTCCAACCTATGAACATGTACATCCTTTCGGAAGCCCAGTTTGATCAGATCATCAAGGCGCTCGACGATGCTCGCTTTGCTCTTGATACGTGCCAGCGGATTGATCTGGATCTGACTAGCCCCAAGCAAGCCGTTGCACTTACCCCTACCGAAGGGGTTGTACGTACAACTGCCGTACGCCAGTCTCAAAGTAAGACCCGTAAGTCCGGCCGCAAGGGTAAGCGTGGGGTGGCGGTGTTGACCGAGCCCAAGGTGCTGGAGATCAAGCGCCAGTTGGCTGCCGGTGATAAGTCGGTTGCCAAAATTGCTCGGGAGTTTGGCGTCCACGTCACCACCATCAACTGCATCAAATGGGGTAAGACCTGGAAGAACGTTCAGCTCCAGCAGGAAGCGGTGGTTGCAGACTGATGGCGATTCTCAGCGATCACGAGATTCATAACCTTGCTGTGCGGCGGCTTCTAGTGGAGCCGTTCCATCAGGAGATGGTGAATCCAGCGAGTCTTGACGTGAGACTCGGTGAGAATTTGCTGGTGGAGCTGCCAACGACAACTTCACTTGTTCCGTATTCCATTGCGGGGCACTCGAAGGAAAAGCCGTTCATGCTCCAGCCGCATGAGTTCGTGCTCGCGGAGACGCTTGAGGAGTTCAGGCTGCCCGATTGTGTTGCTGGGCAGCTTGCTCTCAAGTCTTCTAGGGCTAGGGAAGGGATCGAGCATCTTCTTGCTGGGTATATCGACCCTGGCTATAAGGGTAGGTTGACACTGGAGCTGCAAAATGCACGTTCCATGCACCCTGTTGCGTTGTGGCCGGGTATGAGGATTGCACAGATTGTGTTCCACAAGATGTCAATGCTGCCTGGTAAGGATTACTCGAAGACTGGCCGTTATTACGGCGACACTGCTGTTCAGGGGTCCAAAGGATGAACGACCATGTTTACTCGCCGGCGCATTACACCGCCGGAAAATTTGAGGTGATTGAGGTGCTGGACGATTGGGTGCAGCACGCTCCAAATGCTGTTGTTGGTGCGTACCAGTGGCAGTGTTTGAAGTACCTCAGCCGTATGTGGCTTAAAAAAGATCCGCTTGAAGATGCCGAAAAAGCCAGATGGTATCTGACGCGGCTAATTAACACTCTGTCTGTAGCTCCCTACAAGGAGTAACAAACTATTGAAATGACTGATCATTGCACGCACACTTTCAGAAAAATCATCGCGAGCTACAACTGGATTAACAAATCCAACATCAGGACTTACAGGTTGCGGTGTAAATGTTGCGGCTATCGCTGGAATGTTTACTACGACAGGAAGTTGAAAAAAGAGGTGCTGGTGTCTCGTACGTCGGACGACAGACCTCTTAATACCAAGCGGCTGACGCCAGCAGAAGTACGGACAATTCTTATTGATCCGAGACCTGGAGCTGAGCTTGCTAAAGAGCTTGGCATGAGTCACCAAAGTATTAGTCAGGTTCGCCTGGGACAGGCGTATAGCCGTTTGTGGCCGGAGTTGCCGCGAAAAGTATCTAAACGCCCCAAGCAAGGGCCTGCAATAAAAGAAGACCCCAACCTACTCAGTTGTCGTACATGTACACAT